GCCAATCGTATATATCTGTTCTCCCTATGCGGGAGACATCGAAAAAAATGTAAAGGCTGCGCGGGATTACAGCCGATTCGCAGTGGACAAGGGTTTCATACCGGTAGCGCCGCATCTGCTGTTCCCGCAGTTCATGAACGATACCGACCCGAATGAGCGTGAGTTGGGGCTATTCTTCGGAAACGCCCTCATGAGCAAATGCTCCGAGGTGTGGGTGTTCGGCAGCAATATTTCCGCTGGCATGCAGGCAGAGATCAAAAGAGCCAGGTGGAAGAACTACCGCCTGCGCTACTTCACACAGGATTTGGAGGAAGTACAAGATGTTTGCAATCACTGAAGGTACACGCTGCATCGGCGGCATAGAGGTTTCTACTTATAAGCGCGAAATCGTGAGCACCAATATTATCGAAGTCGAAGCCGGTACAAACGGATATCAGGGTGGCGACTCAGGTCATGGCAGCCGCACCTATTTTCGAATCAAAGATCTGGCGTCCACGGATATGGACATCCATGTGACGCGGGACAGGTTTAGCTGCGAGGGTTTTGAGGTCACGCTTGGCGGCGACTGTGAGCTTGAAACGATCATCACAGCGCTCAAATTCATCACCAAGGTGCTGGAGGACGGCGCGAAGGAGGTGCACGACTGATGTTTACCCTTTATAGCGCCGACATCGTTGGCAATCCCGGCAACTGTTCCTACCCCAACAAAACCGAGGTCATGGATGAAGACAGCCTGCGTGCGGCAGTCTGCCATGACTATGTCTGCGCCGAGTATAAAAACAACTACCGAAACAGCGATAACTTCATCGGCGCGGATTGTCTCCCGGTCGACTGCGACAACGACCACTCCGAAGACCCGTCCGATTGGGTCCTACCGGCTGACGTCGCTGCCGCTTTCCCAGACGTCGGCTTCGCGGTCCATTACAGCCGATACAACATGCGCGAGAAAAACGGAAAACCCGCTCGGCCGAAGTTCCATATCCTTTTCCCGATCACGCGCATGACAGACGCGACCTCTTACAGTGATATGAAAAAGCTGGTCAACTCCATCTTCCCATATTTCGACACCAAGGCACTTGACGCAGCGCGCTTTTTCTTCGGCACATCAACTGTCGAGGTTGAGATCTTTCCCGGCAGTATGAATCTGACAGGTTTTTTGGAAGGTGACGACTTTGATGCAGATATGGCCGGTGGCTATCATACCAGTCTTGTTATCCCGGAGGGCAGTCGCAACGCGACCATGTCGCGCTTCGCCGGACGGGTCATTAAGAAATACGGCGACAGTGCAGAAGCCTACCAATGCTTCCTCGATGAAGCCGCAAAATGCACGCCACCTCTAGAGGATTCCGAGCTTTCGACTATTTGGCACAGCGCCCAACGATTTTACACCCGAGTGCAACAGCAGCACGGCTATGTGCCACCGGAGGTCTACAACGATGACACCTCCTATAAACCCGATGATTTTTCTGATGTCGGACAGGCAGAGGTGCTGGCCAAGCATTTCTCCGGTGAACTGAGATATTCGCCGGCCACGCACTTTATCCGTTACACGGAACACTACTGGAAGGAAACCGAACCCGGTGCGCAGGCAGTCGCCCATGAGCTTACTCGTCGCCAACTGGAGGAAGCGACGAAGGACCTGCTGACGGCAGTTAAGAAACTGACCGACTGCGGGGCACAAGGCATTCTTGATACGACCTCTAAGGCAAAAGCCGAGGCACTGTTCAATGATGCGCAGTCCGAAGCCTATGCCGAATTTCTCGCGGCCAAGGCATATCAATCCTTCGCGATCCGCCGCCGCGACTCCAAAAACATCACCGCCACTCTGAAAGAAGCGCACCCGATGCTGGAGATCTCGCCGCGTGATCTGGACGCGGACTGCTTCCTCCTCTGTACGCCGGAAGCCACATGTGATCTCCGCAAAGGCGTCGCTGGTGGGCGGGAGCATTCGCCCGTAGACTACATCACCAAAATCACGACTGTCTCACCTAGCAATAAAGGCGAGCAGCTTTGGCAGGACAGCCTCGACCTCATCTTCTGCAAAGATCGGGAGCTTATCGAGTATGTGCAGATGATCTGCGGGCTCGCCGCCATCGGCAAGGTCTATGTCGAGGCACTCATCATCGCTTACGGCAGCGGGCGCAACGGCAAGTCAACCTTCTGGAATGCAGTTTCCCGTGTGCTGGGCTTATACAGTGGTAACATCTCCGCCGATACGCTGACAGTTGGCTGCCGCCGTAACATCAAGCCGGAGCTGGCTGAGGTCAAGGGCAAGCGCCTGCTGATCGCGGCTGAGATGCAGGAAGGTGCGAGACTCAACGACTCCACCGTCAAGCAGCTCTGTTCCACCGACGATGTGTTCGCCGAAAAAAAGTACAAGGACCCGTTCAGCTTCACACCCTGCCACACGCTGGTCCTCTATACCAACCACCTGCCGAGGGTAAGCGCCTCTGACGACGGCATCTGGCGCAGGCTGATCGTAATTCCGTTCAACGCCAAGATTGAGGGATCCAGCGACATCAAGAACTACGGCGAATACCTTTATAACAATGCCGGCGAGAGCGTTCTGGCTTGGATCATCGAAGGTGCCCGGAAGGTCATCGCGCTGGACTACAAGATTCCCGTTCCGGCATGTGTCCAGAATGCAATTGACGCGTACCGGTCACAAAACGACTGGTTTGGCCACTTTCTTGACGACAAATGCGAGCTTGGCGCTGCGTTGAAGGAAAGTTCTTCGGCGCTGTACCAGGCGTATCGGAACTATTGCGTTGATACCAATGAGTATGTTCGCAGTACGGCGGACTTCTACTATGCATTGGAAAACGCCGGTTTTAAGAAGATTAAGCCGAACAACAAGCGCTTTTTTACCGGGTTGAGACTCAAAATCGACGATGGAGATTTCCTGGAATAAGCCTATGGGTTAACCTCGATGAAGGTCATATACAAAAAGTCTCTTAAGGCTATAAAAAACAGCATAAGAAAAAGTTTAGTAAATGACATACGTCGAGGTTAACACTCAACCAAAACGGAGACTGCAAATGAGAGAAAAAGAAATCGAGCAAAAATTCACCCTGACGGTAAAGAACGCGGGCGGTCTGGATCTGAAGTTCGTATCGCCAGGCATGAGTGGCATGCCGGATCGCATCGTACTTTTACCGGGTGGCTGTATGGCCTTCGTGGAAGTCAAGGCTCCCGGCAAGGTGCCACGCCCTTTGCAGGAAGCCAGACACCGGATGCTGCGGAAGCTGGGCTTCAAGGTTTATGTGCTGGACGACGCCGATCAGATTGGAGGGATTCTAGATGAAATACGATCCACATCACTACCAGACCTTCGCCATTGACTATATTGAAACACACCCCATCGCGGCGGTCCTGTTGGATATGGGCCTCGGTAAAACGAGCATTACGCTCACCGCCATTCTGAACCTGCTGTTTGACAGTTTCGTGGCTCACCGCGTTTTGGCTATTGCACCGCTGCGAGTAGCCCGCGACACTTGGCCTTCCGAGCTTCAGAAATGGGACCACCTGTCGCTACTGACCTATTCCGTAGCGGTTGGGACTGAAGCAGAACGAAAAGCAGCGTTACTGCGGCAGTCCGACATCTGCATTATCAACCGCGAGAATGTCCAGTGGCTCATTGAGGACAGCGGTGTGCCGTTCGACTTCGATACTGTTGTGGTCGACGAGCTGTCTTCCTTTAAAAGCTACCAAGCAAAGCGATTCCGAGCGTTGATGAAGGTTCGCCCACGCATTCGGCGCATCGTGGGCCTGACCGGCACACCTTCCGCGAATGGCCTCATGGATTTATGGGCCGAATACCGGCTTCTGGATATGGGCCAGCGCCTTGGCCGCTTCATCGGGCAATATCGCACCAACTACTTTATGCCGGATAAACGAAACGGCCAAATCGTCTATTCCTACAAGCCTCTGCCCGGCGCAGAAAAGCAAATATACGACAAAATCTCCGATATCACCATCAGCATGAAGTCGACTGATCACCTGCAGATGCCGGAACTCATCAGTAGCGAATATGAGGTGCAACTTTCCGAGGAAGAACAGGAACACTTCGACGCCCTGAAAGACGACCTCGTGCTGCAGCTCCCGGACGGCGATATCACCGTGGCCAACGCCGCCGCCCTGTCAAATAAGCTCTCCCAGATGGCGAACGGTGCTGTTTATGACGATGTCGGCGGTACAATTCATATTCATGACCGCAAGCTGGATGCACTGGAGGATTTGATTGAGGCAGCTAACGGCAAGCCGGTACTGGTGGCCTACTGGTTTAAGCACGACCTCGTCCGAATCTCCGAACGGCTGCACAAGCTCCATATCCCGTTCTCCCAGCTCGATACCCCGGAGAGCATCCGCAGGTGGAACGCCGGTGAGCTGCCTGTAGCGCTGGTTCATCCCGCCTCTGCCGGACATGGCCTCAACCTGCAAGACGGCGGCTCTACCATCATCTGGTTCGGGCTGACCTGGTCTTTGGAGCTTTACCAGCAGACCAACGCCCGCCTTTGGAGGCAGGGTCAGACGGCGGATACTGTTGTGGTGCAGCACATTGTAACAAAGGGCACCATCGACAGCCGGATGTTGAAGACACTCTACGCCAAGGACCGCACGCAGTCAGCTCTGATCGACGCTGTGAAGGCCAATCTGAAAATCTGAGACAATCATCGACAATCCGTGCCAATCCGAGGACCACAAAAAATTCGGAGGTACAGATTATGAACGAACCTTATGAAAATCTGGCGAACGCCATAGTGTTGCAGGCAGTCAAGGACTATCGGCTACACGATGACGAACCGGAGCTTGCCAGCATCGAGCGATTCTTCCGTTCTGGCTGGTTCGGAGTGCTGACCCGCATAGATCCTGAAATGCTTATTACCAATCTGAGAAAGGAAAAGGTGCATTATGAATATTAAAAGCTACCTTTCTCAGGCCAGATATCTGGATATGCGCATAAAATCAAAGCTCCAACAGATCGACTCGCTGAATGACCTGGCGACGACCTGCACCTCGGTCTTAACGGGTATGCCGAGAAACCCCAGCGGCTCAACCTCGCGCATGGCTGACGCCATTAGTAAGATCGTTGACCTTCAGAACGGAATCAACCGCGACATCGACACGCTTGTTGACCTCAAGAAAGAGATTATGGGAGTCATCAAGGCTGTAGTAAACCCAGAACATCAGACGCTTTTGGAGAAGCGTTATCTTTGCTTCCTCTCCTGGGAGAAGATAGCTGTGGATATGGGCTACGACCTCCGCTACATCCATAAGCTCCACGTCCGGGCGCTAGATGACTGTAGGATCCCGGCTTTCCCTGAAGTAGACATGAAAAAACACTGAAAGACACATGCCACTCCTGATAGTATTATAATCAGGAAAACAGAATCAAAGAGAGCCTTGTGGGAGCAATCCCCCAGGGCTTTTCTTGTGCCCAAGGAGGTGAACCGATGCCATACAAGCCCAAGCGTCCCTGCGCCTATCCCGGCTGCGGTCGGCTCGCTGTTCGAGAGCAATACTGCGCCGAGCACCAAAGAGTCATGGACAAACAGTACAACCAGTACGAACGTGATCCCGCGTCCAACAAACGGTATGGCCGGAGCTGGAAGCGCATCCGTGATCGCTACATCAAAGCGCACCCGCTATGCGAGGAGTGCCGGAAGCACGGCAGTCTGACACCGGCCGAGGAAGTCCATCACATCCTTCCACTCTCCAAAGGCGGTAGCAACGAAGCAAGTAATCTGATGGCGCTCTGTAAATCCTGCCACTCTCGAATTACTGCCGAGAGCGGTGACCGGTGGGGGCGGTAAAATCCCTAAAACTTTTTTGAGCGGACAGCGGCGTGGGGCTTCGTACACGAAAATTGCTATTCAAACAGGGTATTGAGGGGTGACTTAAATGAAAGACAGAAAAAAGCAGCGCGACAACCGCAAACTGTACGGTAAGCAAAAGGAAAACCCGAAGCTAAATGCTTCCGGTTGTTATGACCTGACCGCATACGAAGCCATAAAACGCTCAGGCAAAAAGAAAGAGCATGAACATGGCTAAGGACGGAACCATGCGAGGTGGCCCAAGACCCGGTACCGGTCCGAAGAAAAAAGCCCTCGCAGATAAAATCAGAGACGGCAAAGCCTCTGGCACCCCGGTGTTACAGTCCCCAACCGAGCTGGCCGGCGTAGATATGCCTCCTGTAAAAGAATACCTACGCACTGCTCAGAAAAGTGGCAAAGACTTGTGCGCTGAGGAAGTCTACAAGGACACTTGGGACTGGCTGAAAGTAAGAGGCTGTAAAGGTTTGGTAAACAACCAGCTTATCGAGCAGTATGCCATGAGCGTGTCGCGTTGGATACAGTGCGAGGAGTGTATTTCTGAATATGGGTTTCTGGCAAAGCATCCGACTACCGGAAACGCAATCGCGTCACCGTATGTGTCTATGAGCCGCGATTACATGAAGCAAGTCAATCAGATCTGGTATCAGATTTATCAGGTCGTGAAGGAAAACTGCTCTGTGGAATTTCAAGGCCGGAGCCCACAGGATGATTTGATGGAGAGGCTTCTGTCCGCCCGGAAAGGAAAATAACGATGGAAATCAAAACCCTGAAAACGTCGGACTTGATTCCTGCGGAATACAACCCGCGTAAGGATTTGAAACCTGGCGATCCTGAATATGATAAGTTGAAGCGCTCCATTGAGCAGTTTGGCTACGTCGAGCCGGTTATCTGGAATAAGACGACCGGCCGTGTTGTCGGTGGCCACCAGCGTCTAAAGGTGCTCATCGATATGGGCATCACCGAAGTCGAGTGCGTCGTCGTAGAACTTGGGGAAGAAAAAGAAAAGGCACTCAATATCGCTCTGAATAAGATTTCCGGCGATTGGGACAAGGACAAATTGGCCCTGCTTATCTCCGACCTGCAGGGCGCTGATTTTGATGTATCGCTTACGGGCTTCGACCCCACCGAGCTTGATGATCTGTTTAAAGCCTCTACCCAAGACAAAATCCACGACGATGATTTTGATGTAGATGCCGCGCTTAAGGAACCGGCTGTCACCAAGCTCGGCGACTTTTGGCAGCTTGGCCCGCACAGGCTCGTCTGCGGCGATTCTACTCGTGCTGAAACCTATGAACTCCTGATGGCCGGCAAGAAGGCCAATCTCGTGGTGACCGACCCGCCGTACAACGTTAACTACGAAGGTAACGCCGGCAAAATCAAGAACGACAATATGGCGGATGATCAATTCTATCAATTTCTGCTGGATGCGTTCACCTGCATGGAAACGGTCATGGCGGACGACGCCAGCATCTATGTTTTTCATTCCGACACCGAAGGGCTGAACTTTCGCAGAGCCTTTACGGATGCCGGTTTTTATTTGTCCGGCTGCTGCATCTGGAAGAAGCAGTCCCTGGTGCTGGGGCGCTCGCCATACCAGTGGCAGCATGAGCCGTGTTTGTTCGGTTGGAAGAAAAACGGCAAGCACCAGTGGTACACCGGCCGCAAGGAAACGACGATCTGGGAGTTTGACAAGCCCAAAAAGAACGGCGAACACCCGACCATGAAGCCAGTGCCACTCATCGCGTACCCCATTATGAACAGCAGCATGAGCAACACGGTCGTACTGGACCCCTTCGGCGGTTCCGGCAGTACCCTCATTGCATGTGAACAAACGGAGCGGATTTGCTACACCGTTGAACTCGACGAAAAGTTCTGTGATGTTATCGTAAAGCGGTATATCGAGCAGGTCGGCTCTGATGCAGGGGTTTCAGTCGTCCGAGATGGTCTGACATACAAGTATGCGGAAGTGACTACAATACACAATTCCGAAGTCGTATAATTCTACAGGCTTCTAAGCCGGTATCGCTTGCTATTTCTGGCCTCCAGAGTGATATATGTACTACACTAAAAACAAGGAGGTCAACAGCATGACAATCAACTACAACGTAACTGGATACGACCGCAAAAAGCTAGTCCAGGCCATCGCGGAAATCCTCGAAGCCAAGCCCAAGTACCTCGGAGTCCCTTCCTGCGCATACCAGTTCGATTCCATCACCATCAGCAAAACCGGCGAGCTTACCTTTGATGACCGGGCGGATAGCAATCAGGTCGAGCGGCTCATTGAGGCACTTTTCGAAAAGGGCTTCGAAGCCGAAATTCAGGAAGTTACGGGTGGGCTTTGTATCGAGCTCTCCTCGAAGGATGTCACCGATACGGCGATTGAAAATTTCCGCAAGATGGCGGGCAGTAAAGAGGCCCTCATTAAAAAGGCTCTCGATGCGGACAGTTTGAATATTGAGCTTACGGACGATACCATCCGCTTCCCGTGGTTTGACCGGATACCAGATCCGGAGGTCGTGAGCGCAGCCGCCCACCTTATTGGCAAAATGCTCGGCGCTGCCAAGACCCAGAAACATGTGACTGCCAAGGAAAAGGACACGGATAACGAGAAGTACGCCTTCCGCTGCTTTCTCCTTCGGCTAGGCTTTATTGGCGATGAGTTCAAAAAAACCCGAAAAGTGCTACTCCGAAATCTTACCGGCTCATCCGCTTTCAAAAACGGCACACCGGCAAAGGAGGTACTCCCCGATGAAGTTTCCGAATAAAACGGTCGTTGATCATTTGCGTCAAAGTTACCCTGCTGGTACCCGTGTCGAGCTTCTACAGATGGACGACGTGCAGGCTCCTCCGGTTGGAACGCTGGGTACCGTTCATGGCGTCGACGACACCGGCTCCCTCATGGTCAATTGGGATAACGGCAGCGGACTGAATGTCGTCTATGGTATCGACCTCGTCAGAAAGGTGACCGGTGAGGCATAGCCACACATATTTTCTCCGAGATATTTGTGTACAATATATCGCCCGAAACGCTTGCTATTGTTGGGCTTTAGAGTGATATATGTACTTACAAAAACGAACGGAGGAACACGCCATGACAGATAATCAGCTAAAGCAAGCCAAGAGCCAGTTGCCGCAGGGTGAGCGCTTCGACCGGTGTTACAGCGCCTTCGAAGGCGGCATCCGGCTTATTTCCAAGAAAGCCGACGGAACAGAAACGCGATACAAGGTCCGCTTCGATGCCGATGACAACGTCATCATCGAGAAGTTTTAAGGAGGATGCGAACATGTGGAGCAAAGGCGCGTTCAAGGTTAACGACAGCATCATTCGTTACTGGGTCAAGTATTATGAGGCGGGTTCTCAGTTCGGTATTGATGAGGGTTGCATTTCAAAGCTGATGCTAAAGCGCGGCGATGATATCATAGCAAACTACGATAGAGGTTGGGATGTTGAACCCACCGACGAGGATGCACGGTCCGCATTCGCCATTCTGCTGAAAAAGTATAACTGAAAATAATGCTGAGGACAGTGCCGGAAACGGCTCTGCTCCTCGTAGTACAGCCGAAAGGGCTGTTTTTTTATGTCCTTTTGAGGGGGGGGGGTGATCACATATCCGAAAGCTGAAAAAATACACACCGACCCGGTTTAAGGCAAAAGACTCGGTCTACAGCAAAGAGCTGGCGGACTATGCGGTTAGCTTCATTGAATGTCTCGCCCACACGAAAGGCACTTGGGCCGGGAAGCCCTTTGAACTTATTGACTGGCAGGAGCAAATCATCCGTGACATTTTCGGAACGCTCAAACCAAACGGTTATAGGCAGTTCAACACCGCCTACATTGAGATACCCAAAAAGATGGGGAAATCTGAGCTTGCCGCCGCAGTGGCGCTTTTGCTCACTTGTGGTGACGGCGAGGAACGTGCAGAGGTTTATGGCTGTGCCGCCGACCGCAATCAAGCATCCATTGTTTTCAACGTGGCCGCCGATATGGTGCGGATGTGTCCGGCACTAGCTAAACGGTGCAAAATTCTCGAATCCCAAAAGCGGCTGATCTACCAGCCGACCGGGAGTATTTATCAGGTGCTCTCAGCCGACGTCGCCAACAAGCATGGTTTCAACACCCACGGCGTCGTTTTCGATGAACTGCACACACAGCCGAACCGAAAGCTCTTTGATGTCATGACTAAAGGCTCCGGTGACGCCAGAATGCAGCCGCTGTACTTTCTCATCACCACAGCTGGCGACAACCAGAACAGCATTTGCTGGGAAGTGCATCAAAAGGCACTTGACATTCTGGACGGCCGCAAAACAGACTCAACCTTCTACCCGGTCATTTACGGTGCGGCACAGGAAGATGACTGGACGGACCCGAGCGTCTGGAAGAAAGCGAATCCCTCACTTGGCATCACCGTCGGTATAGACAAGGTCCGCGCCGCCTGTGAATCAGCAAAGCAGAATCCTGGCGAGGAGAATGCCTTTCGGCAGCTTCGCCTGAACCAATGGGTCAAACAGGCCGTGCGCTGGATGCCGATGGACAAATGGGACGCCTGCGCGTTTCCGGTCAATCCTGCCGCTTTGGAGGGCCGCGTCTGCTATGGTGGGCTTGACCTTTCAAGCAGTACCGACATTACGGCTTTTGTGTTGGTTTTCCCGCCGGAGGATGAGGCGGATAAATACAGCATTCTGCCTTTCTTCTGGATTCCGGAGGATAACGTGGACTTGCGTGTTAAACGCGACCATGTAAATTACGACCTCTGGAAAAAGCAAGGCTTCCTGCAGACCACCGAGGGTAACGTCGTCCACTACGGCTTTATCGAGAGCTTCATCGAGGGACTCGGTACCCGATACAACATCCGCGAGATCGCTTTCGACCGCTGGGGCGCTGTGCAGATGGTTCAGAATCTTGAAGGAATGGGCTTCACTGTTGTTCCCTTCGGTCAGGGATTTAAAGATATGAGTCCGCCGACTAAAGAACTTATGAAGCTGACACTGGAGCAGAAGCTGGCGCATGGCGGGCAGCCAGTCCTCCGCTGGATGATGGACAACATCTTCATTCGCACCGACCCAGCCGGAAACATCAAGGCGGATAAAGAAAAAT